CCACGGGTTAGGACGTTTGCAGCGCGTAACTTTGTTACAGCGTAACGAACATCGCGTCCCTTGAATGTGTCTGATGCTACGATTGTGCTCTTAGCAGCAGTTGTTGAAAGTGCACCAGCGGATTCGCGGATGACGTTTGTACCTGCATCTAGAACAGCGGCAATACCGTTGTCTAGTGTTGTTGCCATGTTGAACGCAACTGCGTTAGCAATCCATGGATCAACATCAGCAAGTGACATAAGTGCCAACTTGCGTGTTGGAAGTACGACGCGACCAAGTTCTTGCTGTGTGACATCAAGAGTTGTGGTTGCTGGTAGTGCTACTGCATCTGGGTCTACAGTTTCAGCGAGTGTTGCACCTGCGATTGAGGTGTCAGCAATATCGTTGTGGAACTGGAAACGGATTGAAGAACCGTCGTGGGTTGGGTTTCCTACCTTCTTGTCCGCGATTGCGCGGAACTGTGGTGTTGAACGAAGGTTAATTTCGATTAACTTATCGTACGCCAAAGTTACAAGATTGGAACCTAAACCAGAGGTTGTAGTGGTAAAGATATCTGCCATTTGGAGATATCTCCTTTCTGATTAGTTGGAAAGCGGTTGTTATTGACCGCTGAGGATGGTTAGGATTTCTTCCTCAGAATTTGCACCCGCTAAGCGGTTTGCAATGTCATCTGAGTATCCAGGCGCTTCTGCATTAGTTAACACATTGTTGATCTTCTGCATTGAAGCGATATCTTCTTGAGATACCTTCGGAGCGTCCTGTTGAATGCCAAATACATCAGCATGCTGGTCGATCCATGAGGAAATTGCTTCCTCTGTTGCTTCGATGTCATTTGGAACGAATGCGGCAATTTTTGGATTAACGCCACGGGATGTGAATACATCCTTTAATATCCGCTCTTTCTGAGATTTACTCAGTTCGCCTAGGTTAGTCTCTAGTTCTTTTGCTCTGCGTTGCTCGGCCTTTAATGCTTTGCGGAGTTTCTTTACTAGATCGGTATCGGTGTCGTATGTCGGGGTATTATCCTCGTCATCTTCGTCATCGAAGTCCCAGTTGATGTTGTCGCGGTTGTTGCTCATAGCAACCTCTCCCTTGTTAGTAGTTGGCATACGCCTCAAGTATGGATGGGGATCCACCTTGGCTCGTACTATCGGTCTTATTACACCATTGGGGCCGACAGGTCCAATGGGATTCTTTTATATTGCTCCGAATGTGGAGCGTGTTCCTAGTGAGCCGCCAGATCTTTGGCTTGCTCCTATAGTTCCTGACTTGCGCTTAAATGCAAGTTCTTCCTGCTCTTTACGGCGCTTACGCATTTCAGATGCCATTCCTAGGAACTCTTCTGTTTGTAGATCCTTTTGGATGGCTTCCTTGTCTGCCTTGACTCCGTAGATATTTTCTAGTTTAGTCAGCGGCTCAAGAGTCTTTCCGATCTCTTCAAATCCAGTAGATGCAAGTTGAGCGATCTGTGCCTCTGTGTAACCCTTATCTGTAAGAGTTGCAGCAAGTGCTCTCATGCCTTCGATCTGTCCAGTTCCTGTTGAGATACCAGTAGCAGAACGACGAATAGCCTCGGCTACAAATGCTCCAGTATTTCTGTTGGTTTCAAGTTGTTCCTTGCCGATCTTTGCATCTAGGTAGAAGTCTTGTAGACCTTCCTTAGATGCGATATAACCTAGTTTGATAAGTGCATCAGTTCTGGCTGGATCTGCTGTGATAGCAGCCAAACGAGCAGCATTAGCGCGTTCATCTAGATCAAGCACTGTGACGTTATTCTTCACATAGTTCTTGAGTGACTCTGGGCTTAAATACTTATCACTGAAACCGTACTTCTGTTGGAGTGTCTTAAATCCTTCAACAGCGTTAAATAATTCGCTTGCTTCTTTAGGGCTTGCAAGACCCTCGTTGAGGTATCCATACTCTGAGTAGAACGGAGAAGTTACCTTGGTTCCGTTCTTGAGTGTGTATTCTTTTGTATTAAGAAACAAGGCAATAGCATTATCGTAGTCAATGTTTTCTTTGAGCAAAGAGTTAAGATATGATGTTGATGAATCAAGTATCTTTGATGACAATCCTTGAGCCTTGAGTAGTGCTTTGAGGACATCTACGCTTGTAGAAGGTGTGCCAGTTGTGGTGCCAGAATCTGTTGTGCCACCGCTCATACCTGCGCCTGTCAGAGTGCTTGCTCCACCGGCCTGACCAGATCCAGTGTTTGCATAAAGTTTCCACTGACCTGTGTTAGTTCCACCGATCCATGCATAGCGGAACCCTGCAGGTGCTACTGGTTCTACCGCCTTGTTAAACATAGGATTGCCTGCGGCTTCTTCTGCGGTAAGTCCTAGTTCTGCAGCACGGGCTGCTTGAAACTTCTGAGTTGTTGTGATAACTGGTGCTGCCTTCTTAGTTCCATCAGGATTAAGACCCTGTGAAACATATAGATCAGCAAGATTCTGTTTCATGCTTTCTAGAAGAGTGTTGAGTTTAGGAAGCATTGTTTCTTCTACGGTTTGCGGTTTAGCGACTGCACCCCGCTTCGCAGCGATTCTGGCTTTTTCTGCCTTATCCTCAGCAGCCGCCTTCGAGGCCGCCTGTGCTGGACTTACCTGGGCTTTACTGCTTGAATCTGTTGCCATGATTACCCCAGCGCATTCTTTAGTGATTGAGCCATGTTGACTGCTGTATTAATTGCAGCCGATGTGCCGTCGTAGCGCTTATCATTCATAATTAACTGGCGCTTCTCAAACTCATTTGGCATTCTGTACTCGCCTTTGTCGTCTTTATAGTTAAGCATTTGAATTGCAAGGCTATCTTTAACATCAATATTTGTCTCTAGTTGGTTAGTTAAATCTTCCAACAAAGGAGCAACATACTTGTTTGCTGTTTCTCCAGGCTTAATTACACCCTTGAGAGCCATAAATTTACTAGATGCCTTCTCTTGGATACCTGAGATATACTGACTGTAAATTTCGTTCTGTACTTTTTCGTCTGGATTAGACATCATGTTTTTAATGATAGGAGACAAGGTTGCAAAGTCTGGAGCAGCATCATAGTTACCTACGTGATATGCCTTAAAGGTATCGTAGATGGTCTTTGCTGTTCCACCAATGTCATCAACGTTCCAAGAGGCTTCTGGGAAGTTCTCTACGAGGAAGTCAGCAAGGAACTGTGTTTGCTCTTCTGCTGTGAATCCTTCACCTGCAGATGATGCTGTTCCTCTTGTTACGGTTGTATACTGCTTGACGCCCTGAGGGTCGGTTTTAATCTTAGAGAATTCCTTATTGCCAAACTTATCAACCTTCTGCTTTTTGGTCTTAGGGTCAATAACTGGCTTGCTCTTAGTATCATAGATTGGGGCTTTTTCTGTTTTGCCAGAAGTGGTTGTAGGCTGATTCTGCTGCTTAACTTGTGTATTCCATGAAGACTGAAACTTTTTATCAAGATCTGCGCTAGGCCACTGACCAAAGGCTGCAAAATAAGCGTCGCTGTAATACTGACGAGCATCACCTAGATCCTTAAACTGTAGTGCTGTTTGGATCTGCTTAGTATATTTGGTGGTTGTATCTGGCTGCTTAGGGCCCTCTTTGGGTTTAAGGGAAGCGTTATAGTTCTCTAGGAATGTTAGTGGATCCTGCTGGCTTGCAATACCTGCAAGGATTACCTTCTCAAGTGCTGCTGAATCTTCTAGTCCAACCATTCCCCCACCAATTGGGGTGGTTGACTTGCTGATACCTGCATTACGTAGAAGTGCCTGAATGTAATCAAACTCTGTTCCAGGGTATCCGCCAGGTGCTGGACGAGAATACTTGCGTCGGACATCCATAAGATATCCTGCTTTTCTTACTGGATCTGTAGTCTGTGCAAAAAGAACAAGTGGGTCAGTTTGATCACTGTAAATGCCAAGTATTCCTGATGCTTGTTGCTGAGTCTTAGGGGTGTCTTCAATAAACATAGACCCTACATATCTACCAGCCATTACTTAGCCTCCTTCAATATCCCAGCATAGACGCCAAAGTACATGAAAGAGAAGTTAGGGTTATTAGTCATTAGTTTTTCTCCTAATGCGACAAGTTCATCTCGCATCAATGTTGGAACTCCACCCTTTGATGATAGTTCGGCGTAGTTGGATACCTTTAGATCGTTTAGCAGTTTTCTAAAATCATCAAACTTTGTATGAAATTCAACTGCTTCGTTGTAAATTCCAGAAGATTGGAATGCTGGATCCTGAATAGCGCGACCAATGGTTGCAATCTTTTCGTCTTGAACACCAGTTACAATTGCATCTACTGGTCTGGCTCCACCGAATTTCTTGTTAAGAAGTGCAATCTGTTCGTTATACCAGAAATCTGTATAGCGTCCAGCAATTTGCTGTTCGGCAATTTGGCCTTTAAGCATTGCGTAGACCATGCCTTCTGCTTCTTGGGCTATCTCTTTTGTAGTCAACTGACGGCGAGCACCTGTCATCTTCTGCCAGTTGGTATACTTAACAGCGTAATCTCCACCTGGGAAGAAGTATGGAATAACATCTCCTGCTGGTTGAGCGTACTTATCAACTGCTTCTGGATTGTTGTTTAGGAATGTCCAAGCATCATCTGAGCCCGATACTCCAGGAGTGCTATTGCTGATTGCAACTAGAAGGTTTTTATGCCCAAATGTTTCTGCAAACTTAGTTGCTGCCACAGTATTATCTGATGGATAACGTCTTTTTATCTTATCCCATTCATCATATAGCATGGTCATGGTCATAAAGTTTTGCTTGTTATTAGGGTTCTTAATGCTTAGTAGCACTTCTTGCATAGGAGTTGCTGGAGAAATGCTTTGCAATATTGCACCAAAAACGTTAGCCCACTTAGCCATACTTTCTGCATCGCTAAATAACTGGTTTCTTGCATCGTCATTGGCAAGAGGATTGTCTCCATAATCGCCAGTAGATGCTAGATACGCAGCAAAGTCTTTTACTCCACGCTGTGTAGCGGCATCATTTCCAAGTATTGCTGCTACACCTTTTTTAATCCATGCTGGAAATATGAAATCTGTTCCTGTTTTAGGTTCCCCGAAAGGAGTTATGATGTCTCTCAACATGTCATCAACTGGTCCAAATGCTTTATCTCGACCAGCAAGTTGATAAGCAAATCCTACTGCTGGACCCATGCCAGGGACCAAAGGATTCAAGGAACCAAATGCTAGGTTTAGTGATTGTACTGGTGCTGTAATTTGTAATGCATCTTTTGCGCTAATGTTTCGACCAGCAAGAGCACCAAGAACATTACCTACAACTGGAACCTTAAATCGTAACTGGTCAGTCATCTCATCCTTATAAAGGAATCCTTGGTCGTCATCGTATGACATATTAGAAATATTGTAGATAACATTTGAGCCTTCTTTTGTGGCAGAATTAAATGCTTTTGCAAACTTGTAAATAGGAACAGGATTAGACCATGTTAGTTCTGCCCACTTACCAATGGTGTTGTAGTGTGCTTGAGCAAATGGCGCTACCAAACGTGCTGCGTTAGCCCACTGCTTTTGCTTTGCAGCGTCATAGAATAAATTCTTAACATAGTTAGATGCCTGCTGAGCAGCAAGTGAATCTACGCTTCTAAGAGTAGCGCCACCTACATGAACATAGTTTGGATTTTTCTGGCGTTGCTTGAGAGTGTTATTAATCATGCGAAGCGGACCAGGTACTCGAGGAAGAATTCTCTTTCCACCCTTTGACATAGGCGCAAAAGCCCTATTGGCGTTGTTACGCAACTTAATCAAATCATCTGTAGGAAGCATATCTGCATATCCAGCAACGAAGTCCCAGTAACTTGCATCAAACTCTGGACCGAAGTTGACCTTGCTTTCGACTCTTGCTGCTAAGTCAAAGAATTTATCAACAAATTCTTTACCTTTGCCAACTGCGCCTTCTCCGAAAACTGTCTTTTCGTTCATAACTCTTACAAGTGATCCAGTTAGTTGCTCTGGCTTGAATACTGCTTCGACCTGCTTTATGAATGCTTTTTCAGCAGCAATAACTTGCTCAGATGTAAGACCTTTTTGTCGGTATGGTGTTCTAAGTGTTACTGCTTTGCCACCTACTGTTTTGACGCTTGCCTCACCGTTAAGAATAAGATCTAGAACTAGATTACGCTGAGCACCTTGTCCTGCGAGTAAGTTAACTTGACCGATAATGCTTTCTGATTGCTTAGCATCAAACAACCAGATAAACATATTATCTCTATTGATGTTATCTTTTACAACACCAGGACCTGTCTCCTTAAAAGGATTTTTAAGAAGTAGTTCACGTATACCATCATTGTCATCATAGACTCCTGATAGAAATTCTTTTAACTTGTTTCCTGGCTGATCAAATGTATCAATAAGATCATCAATATACTGAGCCTGGGCTTCTGGAGTTCCCTTTTCCATAACGCGAATTACATCTGGAATAAACTTATCAGATGAGAATCGGTTAACAGTCCATGCAAGACCACGCAAGAAGTCTGGATGTGTTTCTCCAACAACTTCATAAGTCTTAAATACTGTTGCTCTTCTTCCTGCTGATGCGTAATCACCAACAGATGACTTACCTCGGGCTGTCAAAGCCTGACGTGCAATGATTGATTCGGAGAACGCAATCTCTGCATCTGTAGACTTAAAGAACTCACCTAAAGCGTTTACACCCAACTTAGAGCGGGTTGAAAGAGCCTTCTGTGCCCAGTTACCATCTGGATTAGCAATCATCATAGAGATGAATCCAATAGGGTTGTTAAACAAAGTATTATGTCCTGAGAAGAACTGGCGCATTTGCATTTCTGCTACGTTGCGAATAATATAAGCAAAACGAAAAACTAACTGAGATGTACGCCAAAGATCTCCAAGTTCTTCAACAGCAATTCTTGCTGATCGTGCTTTACCGTAAATAGGCATGTTCATCTGTTGCTTTAGGATTGCCTGGGTTACGGCTCTTGAATCTGGAAGATTAATAACATCTTGTAGTAATTGATGCTCTAATATGCCTTTTTCTAAACGAATTGACTTTCCGCCTGCTTCAACAAGTTGACCGCCGCCATTAGCGAGAGAAAGTTCAAGAGAATAGTTTTTAAGAAGCGCTTCTTCTTTACCGCTAATTTTAACAACTTCTTTAAGAGAAGTTAATATAGCCTGGTCTTCAATACCAGTGTTCTTTGCTATTGTTTCTAACAGGTTACCAATACCGTTTGAAACAGCAGCAGCACGTTGTGCGTTAGTTTCAGCAGCAAAGATGGCTCTTTGTGTGTCAGCAATAATTCTATCTCTTGCTGTCTTTGTGATTGCTCCACCAAGTTTACCAGTAACAGCAATTGAGCTCATCCAGTCTTCAATACCTGTATTAAGTCCTGTAAGGTCATTTAGGTTATAGGCTGCTGAGCGAATATAAAAACGACCAAAGGCTTTGTTAATGTTTTCTGCCATACGAACGGCGTTCTTATTTACGCCAGGAATTAAACGAGCAACTGGATTGGCTGCAATCTTTGTGCCAGTGCCAAGTGCTTTTTTAACATTAACTAGATCAGCACCACTGCTTACCTGATTAAGTAATACTCTGTAAACATCATCTACTGTTGTAGCCTTTGAAAGTTCAAGAACTACTCTATCATCTAATTTGCGCTTAAAGAGGTTGCGTAGACGGACTACATCTGTTTCATCTGCAATAATCTTTGCTACTGGCTCAAACTGACGCCCAAGCATAAATTTAAGGGCTTTATCCATATCAGGTGTATCTAAAACAGATCCCATAAAGTTATCTGTTAGACCAATCTGTGCTTGGATAGATTCTCGAAGTAACATTGCTTCTGATACTTCAAGTTCTAGTTTAAGAAGTCCTCGGATACCGATATTGTTAGGATCTTGAATAAGTTCCTTGAGAATATCTGGATCTCCGTTTGCTTTTTCGCGGAGTAACTTAAACCAAGATTCTTTATCTTCTAGATCAAGTTGCTTGTTAAGAAGATCATCAAGTTCATTCTGACGAACTGCTAGATCATCCTTTAAGCCTTTGACTGACTCCATAAGACGTAAAACGTTAGGGCCAAGGTTGGTAGGGTCTGCAAATTCTGCACCAGCAATGCCGATCTCTGCGCGGGTAGCAGCAATTTTTACTCCATTTGTAATTGCAACTCCACCAGTACCGCCGTAAATTGAACGAACATTTGTAAATCCGTCAACTTTCCAGATACTTTCTACAAGTCCTGCAACTTTGCTCATTACTATAGGATTTTTTAGGGCTGCAATTTCACCAAGAAGAGCACCCATGCTTTTTCCTGCTGCTAAATCGTCACCAACTGCAAACAAAGATCCGACAAAACCGTCAAGGTTTGCTGCTTCATCACGAAGTTTAGTTGCCAACTCGTTATATACTCTAAAATCTGGATCTGATGCAGTCTTGCCTAGTTTATCTAAACCATCTGCTAGTTTTGAACGGCGGAGAGATTCTGCAACGCGAGTTGCTTCGTCTGCTTGTGTAAAATCATCAGCAAGATCAAGTAGTTTGAAACCCTTAGCATCATTTGCTGTGACTACATACTCATCTAAGTAGTGTGCTCCAGCAGAGATCTTTCCAAATTCTGGAACTTCGTCAAGAAGAATAGTGCCATCAAAGAAGCCGCCTGTGTTCTTCATGTCTGTGGACAGCAATGACATGGCTTCTGATAGTTCGCCTGTCTGAGTCTTAGGGTTTGCTACAAACCATTCAGCAATACTTTTGTTAGAAAGAGTTTGCTTAACTGCAGAATCCGCAGGTTCTAGTGTCCAACGCGCATACTGACTTGATTCAAAGTTTAATAATTTTTGAGCAGTAGATACTTGACGATCAACTATCTTCTTTTCGGTAGCAATAATATCTAATTCTTTTTCTTTGAATTTTTTAGCAAGGCGCTTGTATGGAGATGAAATCTTTTTAGTTGTTTTATCTCTAACAATTTGACCTGTTTTTTCAAGATCATCAATTGATTCTTTAGCAAGGATATCAAATCCAGGTTTATTAACTGCTAAAACGGGCTTGGATAATTCAGTTCCTTTTGATGCTAGTTTAGCAGTTTTACCCGCAACACCTACACCAACATAGGAGGAAGGATCAAGCAAAATATTAAATGTAGCATCAACAATTCCAGAAAGAACTTTATATGCGTTTCCATTAGGATTGAGACCAACACTGTTAAAAATGTTGCGACCCATAGTAAAAGATTCGCCGTTAATCTGACCATATTTGGTCATAGCCTTAACTTGTTCTTTTCCTGCTTTACTCTTAGGATCTACAAAGAAACCAGATCCTTGGCTAGAAAAGTTTCTGGCAAGAGCGCCAAATGTTGTTGTATCGCCATAAATACTAGAACTTAAAATATAATCACGCATTGATATATCTTCACCACGCAGTACCGCTAAATTATTTCGGGTGTTGATTGTAAGCATATCGTAAGGCAAGCGAAGCCCGGAAAAAAGTACACGTGTTCCCATTTTGAATGGGTCGTAAACGCCTTCTTTTAATCCAAACTGAATGTTCCCAAGAATGCCACGATCAGGCTTAACTTCTTTTTTTACTTTATCAAGTTTGAAGGCATCCATTTTGAGAGCAGCAATACCATCGATAGTTGTAATCTTATCGATACCAGGAGTATTAGCATTAAGTCCTTGACGGACCATTGATACTACTAGGTCATTACTCATTCCAGGATATTTAGCAGTAATTGAATTAAAGTTAGAAAGTGCGTCTGGGGTCAATGAAGCCATCTGAGATTGCATCATGCGCTGGAAAGGGCTTTGACGAGTTGCTATACTAGCCTTAACATAATCATTAAGGTTAGTCATTAAAATTCCATTTCGTTATATGCTTCTACCATCATTAATAGGTGGCGGTTCTCTGGGTTAGCAGCCGCCATAGCACGAATAAACATAGAGTCAGGATTAACAGAATCAACTGGTGTTTGCTGTAGTTCTGCACCGCCACCAGGGCCTCCTGCAGCACCATGTGAGAGTGGCATGTTTTCTCTGCCAGTTGCAAAAGCATTTACTGATTGAACTGGTGGAACATTTACTGGTGCTGTCTGTGCATTCATAGCACTTGCTGTTGGTCCTGTTGGTGCTCCTGATGCAAGACTTTGCATTTCTGCGCGTTGTCCGTATGCTCCGCCTGATGCGTTTTGAATCTTAGCGTTACGCTGAATCTTCTGGACCATGCCGCGGTCAGTACGCTTAGCGTTCTTTCCGACTCCTGAGATAGGTGCAATATTCGACATAATTAGTCCTCATCTTCATCATCAATATACTCGAGTGGATCAATCTTGTTTGGGATGCCTTCTGGCATCATCCAATCAGGCCATGAACTGCGATCCATCATGACTGTCATGCACACATCAGTAGGAAATCCTGCGGTGCGTAGTGCTTTGTAGTACTCATTCATTGCTATGCAATAAAGTTCTAGTTTGCTATAAGACTCATCGCGTACAGTTTTAACTGCTGCCTTCTTTACTGGCTTCTTACGCGCTGCCATCTTATCCTCCTAGTCCTGCTAACATGGTTGCTAAATCTGCTGGTGGTCCTGCTTGTTGAGGGACTCCACCAGAAGGTTCACCAGGAGCGGCTGGGGATTGGGGAGCCTGCTCAACTGGGCCTTGTGCGCCTGGTGGAGCCATCTCTGGCTGTGCTGGTTGTTCAGGCTGCTGTGGCGGCGTGAACACTGCCAACGCAGCATCCTGTATGTTTTCTCCCCTGGTGATGCGATCAATCACATCAGCAATATTCTTAATAAGCGGTGAAGGATCTGCTCCTTGCGCTGCCATTGCAGGAATTGCTTGAGCAGTTGCTGTAATAGCCTGTGTAAGGTTATCCTGCATTTTCTCAACTGTGATACGTGTTTCTTCCATGCTTGTATTAACATTCCATGGTAGTTCACGGCGGATAAAGTCTTTAGATACAAGATCAGCACCAAGTGCTTGGAGTGAAAAGATCAATGCACGTGAAGGGTCTAATCCAGCCATCAAACCGTAGCGAACTTCAATAGAAGTGTCGCCAGCGATGTCTTTGCTTGGCTTGTACTTTAACTCGTACGGCGTACCCTGTGCTGTTCCTCGGACACTCTTTTCTGTATCGAAAAGCATTTCATCCATTTCAAACGCTAATTGCATGACATCTTCAAACACCTCAGCAAGGATGGTTTGACCAGCCTTAATCTGAGAGTCGAAAGCACCAAGTAGCGCCTGGACACCTTGGCCAGTAATAATGCTGGCATCAATGTTTCCAGTTCTACCCTCAGGATATCGAGCACCAAGTCGTAATTCTGATTGGAGTGCTGATTGCTCCTGAAAGGCAGCAGCGGGAATGTCCAAACGGACACGCCCGACACCTTGTGGTTGTGATGTACGGATGACTGCATCTGGCCCCATTGGCAGATCGAGTACATCGCTAGGTACAACAAGTGGCGCTTGGATTGACTTTTCAGCCGCTTCCATCGCCAGGTTAGCAAAACGAGCACGAGCCATCTGTACATAGATGACATCATCAAACTGTCCACGAGGTTGATCATCGATTCCAGGACGTCGTGCAATGCGTACTGTCATCTTGCCTAGTGGGTTCTTTGCTTGGCTGAGAACAAGATTGTTGTTGCTTGGTAAGTAAAGTACTGTTTGATCTTTATCCATGTACTTAACAAGTTCGATCTCATTGTTAGTGTTCTGACCAAAGCGACCAAGGATACGATCTGCATACTCTGGGAACTCATGTGCAAGTTCGTTAGATGTTTTCTTGTAACGCTTAGCGTATGCAACGCAACGTCCAAAACGATCAAACTCTGGATAGGATCCGATAGGATCTTCTACGCGGATAAACGGGATACCGCCTTCAAAATCTGGCTCTACGTGGATTGGTAGGAATCCGTATGAGAAGTACCAGTCTGCGCCCCAGTACATTTGTGACTGTAGGCGTGAATTAGCAACATAGTTGTTGGCAATCATGCTGCGCTTGTCAGCAAACTTACGAGCCTTGGCATCTGTTACCTTGACTGCGCCACAGTTAAACGATGGCAGTGGTGCTAAGACCTCAGCCAAGTCACGGGCAGCAACGTCGATAAAGTTGGCAACCATTGAAAATGGCATGCCCTCAGGAAACATATCAGGGAAGATGCTAGAGATCTGACCCTTACGAACAGCCTGGATTTGTGACATGCGAAAATCGCGCTCAGAATGCAAGTGCTTGAGGTTATCAACCCTCTTTGCAATTCTTTCAATATCTAATGCCATTGCTATTCCTGTTCCTCGCCAAACTCATAGTCATTGACATTGAGTACGTAGCGTTCTTGTTGTTGTCTACGAGTAGCCCACTTGTTAGTGATATGGCTCTGATTACTTCTACCGATTGTGATAACTTCTTTGGCACGTAGTTCACAGAACCAGAGCGCCATTACACAGTCGGTCTTGCCTTTAGTGTTAGGCTCCCAAGTAATCAACTGTTGGATAAGAGCCTTAATTCCCTCAGATCCTTCCACTGCTGGAAGTTCCATGAGATTGTCGTTATTAAATGATGTGCCACGCATAGTCCCAAAGAGACCTGCCATGGCTGCTACGCCAAACTGTGTGTCCCATTTGTTCTTACCAGTGAACTGGCTAGAGAACCGAACACCTGTAGATGCTAGGAACTGGCGTAGATCCTCATCTAAAGCATATGCCTTCTGATGAGCGTTGGTTTCAATACGTAATTCTTGGGGGCGATACTTCTCTACCCACTCTTCAATTAACTTCTGAATCTTCTGTGGTGTCGGGTCTGTCATGTTATTGACATCCAAAATATATCTCTTGCGACTGTTACGATCTACAGTCATTACCACTGCTGCTGTGTTACCAGTCATAGCAGGGTCTAGACCCATGATGGTGTACCAGGAACCCTTCTCAGAAGGATGTCCTGCGCTACCGACCTTTAGTGGGCCGCGTTTTCGCATCCTGTTGATTGAGCCTTGTACGCAAAGAGGGGCAAATATCGAGTCTTCCTGTACGTCCTGTTGCTGATAGACCAGCGCCCATGCGCTAGGGCTAACTTCGCTGCGTCGACGGAACAGCGCTCCACCGTTCCACTTGGGGTAAAGTCCGTCCTCGTCAGGAACAACATCTTCATCTGAGCCCTCCCATGGAATCTGAGACTTAGGCCAGAGAGTAACCCACTTATCGGGGTTATCATCGAACTCAAGTACTGCTGGCATTGAAAGGTATGTGAACGGTGACTTGCCACCTGTCCAGTGTTCAGGGCTTCTGATCTCTCGGTAGAGGTCGTTCGGGGCAATACGTGTGCCCACGACCAGTAACTTACCATTATCACCCAGACGGGTGACTACATCTCGCTGGAGCCAGAGGAGTTGCTTCTCCCACTCATGCGCGTTTGAAGTCGTAACAACGTCGTCCAGGATGATAAGGTTGGAACGGGCGCCAGTAATCTGGCCACCAATTCCGAGCGCTTGCACCGTCGGATCCTTTTCGGTAGAATCACGAGAAAGGTAAATGCGATCAGCCTTCCAAGTATCCGCATCCTCTTTCCAACCTCCTGCAGATCCATAGACTGCCTGTAACTTAGACCAGCGCTCGTGGCTTAGCCTTTGCTTAATCGAGTAAAGGTATTCCTTAGCACGTTCCTGAGTCTTGGAAACAATGGTGATCTTGATATTAGGATCCATGGCAATTCGGTAGACACAGTAGTTGACTGTGATGACCGTTGACTTGGCATGCTCTGGGGGGACGTTGATAAGCAGACGCTTCTTAGATGCAGGGTCATAGACCATTGCCTCGTGAAGGTAGGAAGGTTCCCGTCCCTCGAGCAAGTCAATCCAAGACCTGTGATGTGGGAAGATCGGCGAGTCAAGAAACTCACGGCTGAACTCCTCAAAGCCAATTTTGTATTTGGCATCCCCTGTAACTATACTTAAAGTCTTCTGGCCCTCGGTCTTTGCCTTTTCGAGGTCTCTCATGAATGCATCGTCTTGACGCCAGAGTTTCATGACATCTGGCTTACGTCCAGCCCTTGCAATTGCATCTGTTAATTCTAATCCTTGGCGTACAAAGTCTAAGACTTTTGCCTTGGCTTCTCTGAGAGCGACCACATTGTGATGCTCTTTACCACCCTTGGCAGCCATAATAACTCCTCTAATAAAACCCTTGTATAAAAATCCCCTTTATCGCTCGGCTCGCTCAGGCGAGCCTCGCTAACCCCTGGGTTCGTGGCTGGCAACAAGCCAGCCTACGCTATCGCTACGGCTGTCTTAGCCACCCACTCACATCTAAGATAGACTCACTCTGTAGGAGTCGTTCGTCTATATATATAAACCCGTTCAAAACGGAAATCCGAACGCTACATATTAGCAAATGTGATGTACTTCACTAACTTATTATACTAAAACGGACATTTCCCCCGTAAATACTGGAAAAATATTGTAGAGCGATAGTGTAATATACGACCAGCGGGAGTTATAAGCACTGGGGTCGCGTGTGCGCGACTCGATGTTTTCCGCCGTTGAGCCTTTAGTCCAAGAATCTTTTCGCTTGTCGCGTGAGGGCTATGCCCTGCCTGTGGCACTGAGGGTTTAAGTAACGCTCCGCGATTTAAGTACCGCCGAGGGTCTATGGCGAGCCTCGCTTGCGAGGCGAGCGCCGGAATTTTTGGGTTTGTGTTGGTGCGTGTTTTGTGTGGGTGGACTCTTCCTCCCC